GTCTCACTAAGTAGGAAGCACTAGTCTTTATTAAGCAGGACTGCTGCTACCCTGAACGCCGGGAACACGGGCTATCAAGTAGCCAACTGCCCGAAGATACGGGCGTCACGCGGCCTGGTTCGCTGCCTTATAATGAATGAATATTATCTCACTAAGTGCTTAGCTGCCAGGTGCCGCAGGGCTCAGCGGTGCTTGGTGCCTTGTAACGCGTGGTGGGGATATAAACCCACTTCTTTGCGTCAAGTGCTTACCTACACCGAGCGAACCCGCCCCTAAGAACGAGGGGCCGGCCCAGGTAGTCGGGGCCGAGGCGCTAGTGATTGCGGTCGCAATGGCACATGCGCAGATGCTGACGCGAAGGTTTCATCGCAGTCGCTGTCATTAGACAGGTCACCCGGTTCACGGGTGAATGGAGGTGGAATGGCTGCAGCAGCAGAAGTGCAAGCGCCGCGGAAGTCAAACGCCGGTGGAGGCGTATATGTTCTGAGACCGGCAGCGAATGCACCTCGTGGCGTGTTAGCCAAAAGGGGTGAAGGTGAGGCGGGCACAAGCCCAACGAACTCGACAGTATAGTCGAGATACGCTTTGCCATAATTGAATGGCAGGTCATCGTTGGGCAGGGAAATGGCCCCAATGAAAGCGCCCTGGAGGACCATGCGCCAGTCAGCGTAGGTCATACTCCCCATGGAGGCGGTGGGATAAACGTACCACCACTGATCGGGGTCAGGTTGGCGCACCATAGAGGCGGAACCTTTCATCCAATACGCAAAGTCGGCAGACTTGGGCACTTGCGCAAGGCGGGTATCGGTACCCGGCACGTCGCCAAATTGGTTGAATGCAAGCGCAGGGTCTTCAGTGTAGCCATAAATGGCAGAACCGTTGGAAGCCGTGGAACACGCAGGCACAATGTCAAGCTTGGCGCGGACGAAACGAAAATAGGTGAAACATTCACCTATCAGTTCGAGGTTGGTGTTGAAAAGGTTGGGGTTGAGGAAGAAAGTGGTGCGGCTATAGAAAGTGGCCGAACCCGAAGTCGTCGAAAACGGCCCATAATTGGGGGCCGACGAGTTGTCCTCAAGATTGCAGAGCCAGCTGCGCCCACTTATGCGAATGCCGGGCCCGTGCTTAGCATGGACAAACCCGGAAAATGGGGAAGAAGTGGGCTGCCGGATGAGATACCCGCGAGAAACGGGAGCAGCACGGCTCTGTACGGCCGAAGCAGCGCCTCGGCGGCGCGGAATAGCCTTGGAAAAAGACCGTATGTCAACGATCTTGACGGTTTTCTTTCCGCCTTTGTTTGATTTTCTTGATTTTTTGCCAGATTGAGCCCTGGCCGGGCGACCCCCTCGAGGGCCTGAATGAGAAATTTTCTGCATTTGAGTTTTGGTGAAGGTTTTCAAACCCGAGCGTGCCATGCGCAAGCGTTTATGCATAGCCCAGGAACCACATAGCCTTCAATGGTATCACAGTATCCCGGCTGGCATCGAGCCATATTTTATGAGCCGGAAACGCCCGAAAGTGTCGGGCAACACGCTACTACCGGAGCAGCATCTTCTCAGGCAGTGGGGGACTGCTGAGACGGTGAGGGCACGGTCGCCCTAGCCAGCGCTGTGCCAAGCTGGCTATAAGTGGGTGATTGACTATGGCAACTTGAGCGCCAACCAACCGCACATAATGCTCGACAACAGTGTCGAGCTCCATGGCTTCCGCCATTGTAATGTCCAACAGCCGCGAATAAACAGGCCAGGTGTCGGGGCAAGCAGTGAGGATATGACCGCCGACAGTATAATTGGCGCGCCAAGGCTCATCGTGGACGGCCATAGCGGCTATGTCGGCATCGGTTCCGCGAAGCTGTGAGCGCAAGCCCGCGGTCAAACCTCGACCAATGGGAATACAATGGATTGGCGCGAGCGACAAGACGGAAGCAGCTTTCTCGTGAAAGGCCTTAGATGGCGTACGATTGTCAAGGCCAAAACCGAGCTTACTCATAATGCGTCGGATGTCGGGCGTCAAAACGTGCGTTCGGACGCCATCAACCTCCATAGGGATGAAATACGCACTACAAAATGAAACTGGGTCCTGAATGAGCGGCTCACTCTGAAAGCCAAGCTCCGCCATGATTGCTGGCAGAGCTGCGACGATGGCATAAATGTCGTGATTGCGGCGCACGGCAGTGACGTTATCATCGCCCATAACCACGGTATAGACATCAGAGAAAGGAATACCAAGACGACGCAGACAATAGTCATGGGCGATAAAATTAAGGTCGCCATTGTCACAACTAGTTTGTGGGTCACCAGAACGCCGAGTAGCCACGGTTGAGTAGCGGTGGTAACGACCCTGGCCACGACTCTCAAGGCGGGCCCTAAGGAAATTTGAAGCATCGGGGCCAAGCTCGCCGCTAATTGAAGTATGGAAAGCGACGCTCGCCGCAGCGCAGCCAATACCCTGAGTGGAATCGAAATTCTTCATATCAGTCTCGAAGAAATGGAAACCAGCCTCCTTGAGCACATCGTAAATGCCACCGATTTCAACAGCATTCATGCCGCACGCGCTGATATGGTGGGGTAGGTCCCGAAGGCTCTTGCTCCTACGGAAGTCGGCCAAAGAGGCATAATGGGCGTCAGCACTGGCCTTAGTGTAGGCATTAAACCAAGCCTGAACTCCGCACCGTTTTGTGGCCTGAATGCCCCGGGGCAACGCAAAATAAGCGCAGCCAGGACGAGTCGGCAAGATCTCACGCTTTGTAAACAAGTCGGACCACATGATCCGACGACTAGCGCTATCCAAACCGACATAAATATCATAAAAGGCCTCAGGGTGCTTGGGAGGTGGTGTGGCTTCAATCGCGTCGCGGATAGTAGCCAAGTAGACAGGAGGAAAGTCCTTAAGGACAAGTGGCCATAAATTGTGGACCGCCTGAACCCAACGATGGGCAATGACTGGATCATTGAGTATGACAGGATCTCCCAAATGCCTAGAGGCGAGCATGCGAGCCTCGTTCGGCGGTGACGAACTAAAACAGCCAGGAAGCATGTCACTAAAGACGAGACCATTAGCAAAGAAAGTCGAACCTTCGTACTCAGCCGCCTCAACTGGACGATTAAGACGCAACGTGGCGCCAGGAGGCGCAACGGCTGGGCCGCGGTCGCGTGGGTTGACCGGGTACGGTATATACTCACCGCAAGGTAAGGCCAATGCATGATTCTTACTAACGATCAAAACACGCGGTGCTTGTGGGACAGCGCTCAACTGATGGGTGCCCAAGTGCGGGACAAGCATATCATAAGCATCAGTAGGGTGTAGGGCCTGTACGGATTCGCCAAATGCCCCACGAGGATAACAAGAATCCATCACAGGTGGGACTACTACCACGATGGGTAATAATTTAGGCGGCACAGGTGCCCCAACA